GGTTGAAATTGAATCTGCAATTCTTCAAAATATTGACGTTGCAAGTCACTTACCAAATGTGGAGCACGTCTTAATCTTCTAATTGTGTTGCCATCATCCGTGTAATTGGTCTTGTCCAACATATAGATTTTTCCGTTGGAATAGTCACCAACCAAAACCATGTTCTGAAACACCGCACAACAATTACCTCTGTGACGCTCGTAATTGTTTGTCCAATATAGCCACTTATGCCACATATTAGTGGTTGAGTCATAAGCCCATGTTATGCCGTTAATTCCAATGCTAGGAAAGGTAACGACATAAATTTCATGACCTTCTAGTTGATAGGTCCAAGAAACCGCATCATTGATGACTTGATTAACCAATGTGTTCTCAACCGCATGAGTAGAAATGCGTTGTGGAATATACCCACTCATTTGCATGATTTCTGCTTGACCACGGTTGTTTCTGCTTACATAAGCGAATGAATTACCTACACGAGCTAGTGAATTAGGAGCTGCAATGCCGTGTTGGGTAGATGTGCCTGGTATGCGCTGAAACGGAAAAGGTACTGCGCCTACATCATTCCATACCTCAGATGACTGTTCACCCATTAAATACACTTCTCGATGGTCAACAATCAAAGCCACCAAATTATCAGGCGCACCGTCTTTCAAGCTATAAGATGCTTGAGGTGAAATGGGAGACAAAAGGTCAGATGCCCCCCACCATTGAGAATTAGGACGTGAGTAAACAAAATAGTTGTCTACGATGTCGACCGATGTGCCACCTGAAAAAGCACCATCAGAATTTGACAAAACAGAAAAGTTAAGCCCATACATTGTTTCAGGTGATGCTATGGTTACTGATGTACTGATGTTGTAAGTACCAGTTCCACCACCACCTGTGCCATAAGACACAATTACCGTTCCAACAGGCAAATAAGGCCCTTGAACCGTCTGACCCAAGTAAATGCTACCTGATGTGACGCTAGTGACCGTCAACACAGAACCTGCGATTGTGCCTGTAAAAATCGTGCCAATAGCAGCAGAGTTTAATGATCCTGCCGGTACTGTTTGAGACAGGTTAAGGTTATATGTACCAATACCACCTGTGCCTGTTCCCAAGCTAGTGATAATCGTCTCAGCAGTAACACCAACACCAAATAATGATTGATTGATGCCAATCGTACCGCTAGACACCGCAGTAACAGTTAAAACCGTACCACTAATTGAACCAACAAATACGGCTTGGTTAGGGCTAGAAATGCGCCATGTGTAACGATAAGCACCGTCCACAATGTAAGCATTTACCCCATTATCGCTAATCCCAACACGACCTGAAGAGGTGTTCAGCAAGCCAATAACTTCAGGAACTAGGTTAGACGATAAAACGTAAACGTAAGGCCCACAAACCGCCACCATTTGATTACCGCCCGAAAGGGTACGCATACCCCTTACCTCTTGGAAATTGGGCAGAATGGCCTTTGTGGTGAGTCCTGGTGTTGGATAAAGCGCAACAACCCCTCTATCACCCTGTTGCTTTAAATAATCAATCTCAGGAAAAAAATTGATACATTCTTGAGCATCTTGGTAAATAGATGGGGCCTCATAACTTGGGCCGACAAATCCAAAGTCAGGCATGGCTTTACCTCATGAATCCACCGGTCAATATCCAACCAGCATCCTTGGCCCTGCCAATCATCAATGCGTCAGGATATTGAGCAACTTGCAACGGTGCAATATTTGTGCGTTTCAGCGTAGCCTTGGCTTGTGCTGCGTAGCTTGTAATCATCGCCATTTGGCCTTGATCTGATTTGCCATACATAGGCATCAAACGCTCTGCCAAACACCACCTGAAGGCCATGTTATAGCCTTGGGGCATACTTACCGTGTCATACATTGAGTCATATCTACTGAACAATGTATTGGCAAAAATGTGCATTTCACCCTGTGCAGGGTTAGGCCACACAAAAACGTTGCCTGAGTCTTGATTTGGGTTGTAGTAAACTGCTTTAGGCCAAGGACCGTTAAGCGTTTTTAAGCCAATCAACTCGTATTGCTGAAGCGTTAAAACGTCAACTTGGTAATCTAAACCACCATTTGTGATGGGTTGACCGTTGGAATAGGTGTTTATCCTAACAAACGCAGAATTAAGGTTGAGTGGCTTTTGGTAGTAAGCCGTAATGCTTGTGGACGCTACGGTTTGGTTAAAGTTAACCTCATACGTACCGGCTTCATTGACGTTTCCACCTGCGCCAGTTAAAAATCTGACAATCTTAGTGCCAGGCAATATGCCTGTACCCGACAACGTTTGACCTTGAGCAACCGCCCCCGATGCAATACCAGTAACCGTTAAGATGTTTCCTACGATTGATCCTGTAAACGATGCGCCTATGAAGTTAGGGCTAGATGCGGTTGGTCCAATCGTGTATTGAACTTGACCTGCAATAACAGGGAAAATGATCTCTGTGACGTTAAAGACCATGCCGTTCTCGTTAGACCATTGGTCAACAAGATCGTTAAACATATCAAAAGCGTCTTGTGCAGCTTCAGGAGTGGGTTGTTCGCCAGCTTCTAATGCTCCGATGTCTTTTAGCGCACGAGTAATGAAATCAATTGGGGCCGTCATTTTGTGCCTCTTGCAGTTGTGGTACTACTTGTCTATCAATTTTTTGAAGTAAGTTCACAACAACTTTATAAGGCAGTTCTCGCAATGAGCCAGCAATAAGTTGTAATTCTTCGACAGTAAGCTCTAGTTTTACCTCTTTCATACTGTCACCTTAAACGTTTTAGCCTTCCAAGGAGGATGAAGAGCAGAAATCTGCGATTCAACTTGCTCGATTAAACGTGATTCTACGGCATTTATTCCGTTTTTCATAGTGGCTTGACGCACCCATTCAATCACAGATTCCTCAGTCGCACCCTTTAAAGGTTTGGGTTCTTCAAAGTGCCAATAACCCTCAGTCTCTACCCCTTCATGGTCTACTTTATAACGGACATTTACGACCGTTCCATCAGTACCATTTAACTCAAGAATTTGCCATTTCATTTATTTGTCTTTCAAAATAATTTTCCTTCAACATAATCAGGATTATGAGGCCAATTATTCCATGTTCTTGGGTCTAAATTTCCACTTGTAATTGTCTCAGGAATGTCTCTCAATGTTTGCCTGTATGTGGCCCAAGCTGCTTTTTTGGGGCTTGGATTGTCTGGTGTTTGCGTGTAATCACAAGCAGTCAATAAAGCATTTCTAGTGGCCCTAATGCCAGCCAATGCACTTGCTTTGTTTGCCGTTATTTGGTCAGCGGTCAGCTCTACAACTTTTACCAAATCTACCATTCCATTACTGATGGTTGGATTTGATGGTTCAAGAGCTTGTGTCAATGGATCGTATGTCAAATACAAATTGCATTGCATACATGAGTTTTCTGTTAACCACTCAGCATTTGGGCCTGTTAATGGAAACGATACATTGGGAAACAAATCCCTGTAATCACCCACTTTGGTGACTGTGTTATTAGAAATGATTGCAATTTGCATAATTTACCTCAATAGTTGGGGAAAGCATATGTTGGTGGTGTAAAGTTGGATGTGTATCTAGCATATCCATACGTTATTCTAAAATCATCAATATAACCACCAAAATTTCTTGAATAAAATGGGTCAGAACCAATATTTGCAGGGTAAGTTGTTGCAGTTATAGAACCAGAAAATGTTCCTGTACCACTGCTTAAACCATTAACATAAATAACCCAAGAAGACCCATTTCTAACCATTGCAACATGGTGCCAATTTCCATCTCGCACACTATTACTTGTGGTTACTATCAAAGGAGTTGCAGATGAATATTCATTTACAAATAATGTTACATCACCAGAAGTAGTCGATTGACTATTTATCATCAATGAATACATCCCTGTACTGAATGACGCTTGTGTATTTGAATATATAGTAGCGTATTGAGTGCTACTAGTTGTGTTAATCCAAAATTCAATTGTTAAATTTGCTGAATTCCACAACATAAAAGGTCTAAATGTTTGAACTAAAAAATCAGTAGAACCATTAAAACTTAACGAACCAGTACCATATTTTTTAACACTTGTACTGATTTGCGCTGATCCAGCAGTAATGAAATCATTCATCATGGCATTATCGTAAATGCCAGCGTTTTTAAAATTTAAAAGCAGTGATGTATTTGTAATTGCGGTCAAAGGTGCAGTAGGAGGAGTAAAAGCAGATGTGTAAACCGCAGTACCTATTTCAGTTCTAAAATCTGAAATATACCCGATGTATGCTCCTGTACTAACTTGATGATAATAATACCCAACACCTAAATATCCTGCACTATTGTAAATAGAAGTTGTATTTGTCGTGCTTTCAGATAATTTACCATTGATAAATTTGTACCAATTATTTCCTGAACGAGTTATAGCAATGTGTTGCCATTGATTTAATCTAATATCATTTGTTGCACCACTAAAAATCGTGATATTTGGGCCACTTAAACTAGCATTGATGGAAAATTGTAATTGACCAGATGACCCAATAACTAAAATCCAAGCCTGATGAGCTGGTCCTAAATCTTCCCAAATACCTGCAATTACATTGCTTGAACTTGAAATTGTAGTTGGATATACCCAACATTCAATAGTGAAATTTCCTGTTCCAAAATATCCAGCGTTTACAGGAGCTGAAACATAACTTTGATTTCCGTCACAATATTCACTACCACCATAAACACTTGTGGTATATGCTTGTGATGATGTCGGTAAAAATGGGTTAAATCTTTGAACAGATGGTGTGCCAACAACAGTTAAAGTAAAATTATTTGAACTGTTGTCAATAAAACGATTTGACTGACAAGTTAATAATTGTGTACCGCTTACAGCAGTCAATGGAGTTGTTGGCGGTGTAAAAGCAGAAGTATAAATTCCAGTACCTTTTATAATACGCAAATTTGATATATATCCCTGAAAAGAACCAACACCATCATTTCTAGAGGCAATATAAGTATTTGCAGTCACATTGATTGTGTCTGTATTTGAAGCGCTATAACCTTGTACACCACCAACAAAAAGTTTTAAAACACCAGATGTTCTACTAACTGCAACATGAGTCCATGTATTTAATGAAATTGAATTGCTAGATGTTAATGTGTTGCTTCCAGTATAAAACTGCAAATTATTGGATACGATCCAAAGATACCAAGGTTCACCACTTCCTGTTGCACGAGAATCAATAATTGCATAATCACCAGTTGTTGCAGTTTTATAAACCCATGCTTCAATAGTAAAATCACCAGTTCCAAAAGACATGGCAGTTGTGCCAGTAAATGTCAAATTGGAACTATTCCCAAAAACATTACTCCACAAACTACCATAAGGACTAAATGAACCTTGAGTTACATTTGCATAAGTGGTAATTGTGTAATTGTTTGTAGAACCATCTACAAAAGATGTATTTTGTGCGCCATTAGTTCCATCACCATGCAATAAAGCAGTAACGTAATTAAATTGAGGATCAGGTACGCTTGATAATCCTGATTTAGATGCGCTAAACATTAGTAATTCTGCCCAATAGTTGCACCATACCAATTTGTTCCATCGCTAAAAAACGAATAAATGTCTTGTTTTGATGCAGTTGATGTAATTGTTGGTGCAGTACCACCGCCCCAAACGACAGTTGACCATGTAACAGTTCTTGAACCTGTTCCATCTTGTTTAAGCATAATGATAAATGATTTACCAGCACTAGCAGTAGGCATAGTAATTGTTGCGTTACCTGTCAAAGTTAATTGTTGAACTGTTCCATTTGCTAAAGATACAGTAATTGCAGTTGATGTGTTTGCCGTATAAAGTGTTTCCGTGTAATTGGTAACAGTTGGATTGGTAACACTTGGTGCGCTATTTAACATTACTGAACCAGTTCCAGTAGATGTAGTTGTTCCTGTTCCACCGTTTGCAACAGGTAATGTGCCTGTCACCGCAGATGTCAATGAAACGTTACCTAATGAAAGCAATCCTGCTCCATTGGTTTGCATAACTTGACCGCTAGAACCGTCCGCACTTGGAAGCGTAAAAGTTACCGTAGAAGCCGTATTGGGGCCACTAAGGTTAATTGCCCCTCCTAAAGTTGCTTGAAAAACGAGTTGTCCCATTTCAGTTCCTTATGGCAATATGATGAGTTTACCAGAGGTCAATGCTCCGGTGCTAGGGTTAAATTGAAGTTTAGTCGAACTGGTGTATTCAGTTGTCAAATTACCTGTTGTCTGATTTGCAAACAACAAATATCGAGTTGCGTTAGTTGACGTATCGTCCGTCACGGTCGCATAAGCCACAGGAGTTGACCATGTAGGTGCGCTTGATCCGTTTGAGGTTAAAACCTGTCCAGTAGTACCGGCAGCAGTAAATGCGTAAGCAGAACCATTACCATAGGCAATAGCGCCAGCAGTAGGAGTAG